ACATTAAGGAGTAAGTCTTCGCCCCAGTTGTCCTGACTGTACAAGCGGATGTTTGATCCTGTGTTTGCCGCAGTGCTAGAAGATGACCCCCATCCTACAAAGTCATTTGCTTCTTTGACAGTTGCTCCATCACTATGAGAAGCGGCACTAGTTCCACGAGCACCTCGAACAACACCTGCATTAATTAAATGAGTAGATTTACCTGTGTATTGAATTAACTCACTGCCTATCAACATAAGTCCAACAAAGGTAACCGCATCACCACTGGAAGAGGTAGCCGCTGTTGTTCCGTCATCGGCTCTTGTTAGATCACCAAACACGTTGCTTACATTCGTTCCGTAACGTATTTTTTCAGTACCTATAATAAGCGTACCCCTAGCAGGAAACCCGCTAGAATTTGCAACGGTAATAGAAGAACTGGCAACGGTTAAATCTGCACTTGTTGTAGTCGCTGCTGTTTCAAAGTTAGTCGCACTTGTTAAGGTAAACGAGGTCACACTGTCGTTTATTCCACCACTATCGTTAAGGGTAGTCTGAGAATATCCTGTTGTTACACCGCTCCAAAGACCCGCTCCAAAGCCTGTTCCTGTTACAACAGTATTAAGACCTGTGTTGATCTGATAGTTTGCAATAACAGCGGAACCACCGCCAGCCGTGGTTCCAGAAGAGGCCGTACCTGTAGTTGTTATTTGATAACTGTTAGAATCAACAACTGTTACTTTGTGCTCAATGTTTAATTGGGCCGTGGTTATACCGTCCACTGCCGTAGCACCACTAAAAGTAACATAATCTCCTGTTACCGCTCCATGTGCTATGGCTGTTACGGTAATTACCGTAGCACCAGAAACAACAGATCCTGTCTTTAAAGGATTAGATCCAAGAGTGGCGGTAGACCTGATAGGTGTAATGTCGTTATAACCACCACCTTGTTCTATGTAAAACTTGGCTTCCGTTCCAAGGCCCATGAACTTAGAGCCGTCCAATGCAGCCCAAGTATGCAAAGACCGTCCCGTTCCTTCTATGGTATTGCTACTTAGACGAGACCAACCGCCCATCTTTTCAGGACGACCTTTTCGAAAACGGATTAAGTCTGAGTTAAACCAACCATTTTCGTCGCCGTAAGACGTAGTCTCACGATTAACCCCAGGTCGGAACTGTATCTTCGACAAAGGCATTTAACTTCCTACAACTTATCAAGTTCAGTCTTAATTAGATTACGATTGTCCTGTAACCAAGTCTTGCCCGCATCCGTAAGCACCGCTTCAGCTAATTTAGTTGGTGTCTCCAAAGCCTCAAGCCTGTTGATTTCTATTTGTGCCTTTTCAGCAGTGGTAAGATCAACGGCTGTGTGCGTTAGCGTTACTGTTTGCTTGTCGCCGTCTATCGCAGTAGTTGTTGGGCCACGCTTCTTAGTAGACGTTACCTCTTCGGTCACCTCAATAGCTTTGACAAGAACATATTTGCCTAAGTCTAACGGACGTTGGTTGCCTGTAAAAACAACATCGCCACCTTGCATCTCTGGCAACGTAACTCGACCAACTGTGCCACCAAGGCTATTAGCTGAACTGTCTGATTTGCGAAATAAATAGTCCATAGTAGTTCCTTTAAATTATTACTTTACGATATATCTGGCAGTCCACCGCCACGCCTGTAACGAACATTCGTAGCACCTACGTCCCATGCTCCGCTGCCAGACGAACCGAAAAAGAATTTAACAGCTTTGCTTGTTGTCGCACCCGAAAATGTGCGGTCTAACGATCCATCAATCAATCCGTAAATTACAGCCCCTCTACGAGAAAACCCAATAGTGTTTCCTCCAAACCAACCCGCCGACTTACCAGCTTCTACGGTACTATTTCCATTTTGCCATCCCCTCGCATCGCCCCCAGCGTTACGAGCAGTAAAAATAGGATTAGTTGTTGTAGGTTGCATTGCGCCAGTACCTGTACCGTTATCTGTAATTCCCATTGCTTGTGAGCCGGAAGTTGTTGCAAAGGTAGCTTCAAAGTCAAAGTCTACGCCAGCGGGGATCAAAGCGTCAGCCGTTCTAATATTCTTATCGCCAGCCGTCAGGCTTACTGTACCAGCGCCAAGACTTGCAGAGCCAGTATCGCCCTGCCAATCTGAAGATGCGAGCGTGATGTATTCTGGTGCTGCGTCACCCGCTGGACCCCAAGCAGCAAGTGGCATTGCTCTGCGACTCACCGCTACGTTAGGGTTACTAGTTATAGTTAAATCTGTTTGAGCCGAATCAAAAGTAGCAAATGCTCCGCTATGACTTTGTATGCTTTCAACTTGTTGATCGTATTTTTCGGTTAAGTTTGTCCACGTAGTAGTTGGTACGCCCTCGTCTGCGTTCATAGTACAAGAACCAATAATTATTCCTTTTGCTGGACACGAAATTGTAGCAACCATTGGGTCATCAGAGTTCCCGTTAGTAAAGGTGGGACTATCATCAGCGTCATAAACAGCCATCAGTCCAATGCCACATCTTGCTTGTGCGCCTGAAAATGTGACTACAACGTCACCAGATGTGCCAGAAGCAAGAGGTGCGTACCAAATATCTTGTGAATAACCCGCTTCCCCGCTGGAAACTTGTTCTTTTGCTTTAACCGCTGAAACCCCGGCGACTGTAAGTGTATTTATAGGGGTTGCTCCTCCGCTATTCGAAGAACCAGTAACATTAATAACGATCATTCGTGTTGCGCCAGCCGTTCCTAATGCCTGACTAGAAAACGTGTACGCAGTAGCACTAGATCCTGTCACAGCACTAGCAGTAAAGGCGGCTGTTACAGGAGTGGATGAATTATAAGATGAGTACATTGGCATTAACATTATTGCAAAGCCACCACATTAAGGTGTTTAAACGAGCCAACTACGGTACTGTAGAGCATAAAGTCGTGGCCGTTCGTTGTCGTTAAATCATCGCCTGTGACAATTGTATAACCAGAAGTAGTCAGCGTTCCAGCCGATCCATTATTTGTATACTGGAGAACAATAGTTGAAAGTTGCGCTTGCGGAGCCAGAGTATGTGCACCGCCGTTGATACCAGCTTGTATGTTTCCATTTACAGCCGATAGAGTTTCTGTGCCACTAGTGTTTGTTCCGACACTAAAGGCTGTCTGTTGAAACGCGCCAAAGCCTGTACCAATTCTAATCCCACCAGTTCCTGTACCATTCAGGGTAAGATTGGTGTTGGCTGTTATCGTTGTTATTGTGTCGGTTTTTAATGCAGACATTTTTTAATCCTTTACGGTGCTGTAGGCCAAACGATGTCATTAGGGTCAGACTTACTAGCAGGTAAATCTCGCAAGGCTTTTCGATAAGTTTTCCAAGCATCTGAAATAGCAGGACTGTCGGGCATAGACATCCAGTCTGACTTAGCCATCAACGTGTCACGTTGTGTTCTAATTGCTGCCCACTTATCAGCCAGTTGATCCTTTGCTAGTTGGTCGGTGTCCTTAGATGCAGTGTCACCGCTTACGTCCCAGTAAGCCAATTGATTATCTAAGTCTTGAACTACCTTGCCGCCATAAGTAACGACATGAGCATCAGCGTCAGATTTATTATCGAAGTCTTGGTATTTTGTAATAGCCCCACCGTTGTGGGAGACTACGGCTGTAAATTCTTTCATTTTAATCTCCTATTGAAACATAATCGAAATGGAACCGCTATCAAATGTTCCTGTTTCCACCTTAAGCTGTGTAAGTTCGGCAGATAAAGCTTTTGATCCACAACCAACATCAACAGTTGCTGCGTTAGCTGTATCCATTGTTTGCCACTGACAAATCCAACGAAAAGATGCTGCATCTTGAAGCGACAATATTGCCGATCCTCGCCATTTTGTTGAAGCGTCTAAATGGTTTCCTAGTTCCCAGAAAGCCGTATCATCAAATATAACATTAGCTGACGATCTTAATTGCGCTCTCATAGATATATAGCCAGAAGTCTCTATGCCACCAGCATCACCTATCGTCAATTCAAGTCCATCGTCTGACTCTCCGGCATCAGAACTTACGTCAAAATAATTTACGACAATCATTTTTGTGCCTGATGGGATGCTTCCAAAAGTTACACTTGTGCCACTAGTCGTTGCCTGTGAAGCTGACTGTGTAAACCCAGCGGAAGGAGCATCAACGAACGACAGCACTCCAGAGCCGTTCGTTTTCATCAGTTGATTTGCACTGCCGTCAGCCGCTGGATGGGTCAAGCCGTCAATAGTTACAACTCCACTACCTTCAGGAAGGAGAGCTAAGTTGCCACTTAAAGCCGTGACTGCATCTGTTATAATTGTGGACAATCTCTATTTCCTTATTGGTACATAATGTTAATTGCACCAGCGTCTAGTGTCGCATTACCTGCTGTGCCAAATTTAATTTGTGTTAACTCTGCGCTTAGTGCCTTACTACCTGACCCAAAATATATTCCATCGTCATCACTTTCGTTAACCATAGCGTGATACATCCATGTGTAGGCGGCAGCATCTTGTAATGTAAAAAATATAGAACCATGCAAAATGTTTGCACTATCCCAATTAACAGTACCTAAACCAAAACCAGCCGTATGGCGAAGAGTAGCTGATTCAATTGCTTGGTCTGCAATTTTAGCTGAAGTTGATAAGTAGCCAGAAGTTTCTATACCGCCACCATCTCCAAGTTGTATGCGAATTGTCTGGGAATTACTAGCTTGCGATACGCCAAATAAATTCATAACAATCATAGAGACACCAGATGGAATGGAGCCAAAGGTTACACTAGTCCCAGAGGCAGTTGCTTGCTCTGTTCCTT